CTTGTAAAGACGGCATGATAAAACCTAACCAACGAACGAGGAACAGATCTGATTGCAGAGACTCTTGCGGGTATTGCTCTTGTAAAAAGCGCAGTCGATGGCATTAAATCTGCAATCAACACCGCCAAAGACGTAAGTGAGGTTGCAGGGCACATCGACAACCTGCTAACTGGCGAAAAGCAGGTTCAACAACAACGGGCTAAAAAGTCTGGAACTAGCATTGGCGACCAGTTTGGCATCCAGTCGGTTGCACAAGAAATCATAGATGCACGGCTTGCCCAAGAACAAGTTAACGAGATGCGTACCCTAGTTGATATGAGGTTCGGCCCCGGAACGTGGCAATCCATAGTTGACGAACGAGCACGACGCATACAAGAAGCAAAAGAAGCAGAACGTAAGGCCAAGATTGAGGCTCAACGTGCTCACGACGAAATGATGGAAGCAGTCAAAAACTCTGTGCTGGTCAGTTTAGTTGTAGCCATAGCAATGGGTTTGTTTTTTGCTTTCCTTGTCTTTCTCCCGAAATAACTTGACTAATTTACATTTTTAGTCTATAATAAGTTTGAAGGGGATTAATATGGACAAGCTTGCAGTAGATGCACTCCGCCACACTTACGAATCAAAAAAGAAGACAGCAGAATATGTTTTTAAAAACTCTAAAAATGACCTGTTGGCTATGGACAAGGCTGTTAAAGAGTGGTCTGAAGCGCACTACCGCTTATGTACACTTGATTGGCTTGAGGATGACTATGACACACTTCCGTCGCTGTTTGATTAAATATGTCGGTTGGGGTTTGCTGTATTGCGGCAAGCCCTTTACGTCTATTGGCAACTGGTTTTGGAAGAAGCACAGACAGGTGCTCGACTTGAACGATGGCTCTTAAAAAACCGCAACGCAGCTTGAAGGCTTGGACGAAGCAAAAGTGGAGAACCAAGAGTGGAAAACCATCCACGCAAGGACCAAAAGCAACAGGCGAACGCTATCTTCCGACATCAGCTATTAAAGCCCTTTCGGCAAAGGAATACGCAGCCACCACCCGTGCTAAAAGAAAAGCAACTCGTGCTGGTAAGCAAGTCTCCAAACAGCCTAAAAAGATACAAGCTAAAACAAAACAATATAGAAAAGTAAAGTAAAGTGTCCATCACCTCGTATCCAAATTTGGTTCGCTTATCAAGTACAGGCGATGGTAACCTCGTAGCTTTAGGTGGAACAAACGTAGACGCATTTGGTCGGTTGCGGACAGCAGCACCATTTACGTTATTTGATAGTCAAAATCGTTTTGGTATTGATGGGCAGTTTGACACCAGCACAACAGGTAGCGGTGCTACATCCCACCTGTCCAACGAAAGCAGTGTGCAGATGTCCGTCACTACTGCTTCAGGTGATGAGGTAATAAGAGAAACAAAGCGGGTATTTCCGTATCAACCCGGCAAGAGTTTGCTTGTTATGCAGACATTTGTCTTTGCAGCACAGCAAGAAAACTTACGTCAGCGGGTCGGTTTCTTCGGGGCTAATGATGGTGTGTACTTCGAACAAAACGGCACAGACGTACGCTTTGTCGTACGCACCTCGACCAGTGGTAGCGCAAGTGATACGGGCTATGTTGCACAATCTAATTGGAACGTCGATAAGTTAGATGGTACAGGACCAAGCGGAAAAACCTTAAACGTAACCGCAAGCCCCAAAGCACAAATCCTGTTTATGGACTTTGAGTGGTTAGGTGTCGGAACAGTAAGATGCGGGTTTGTAATAGACGGTCAGTTTATTGTCTGCCACAAATTTCATCATGCTAATGACGTAACGTCTGTTTACATGAAAACGGCAATTTTGCCTCTTCGTTACGAGATTACCGCTACAGGTACGTTGTCTAGTTCCGCAGACATGAAGCAAATTTGCTCTAGTGTTATTAGCGAAGGTGGCTATCAGCAAGTTAAAGCGTTAAGCTGGGCACGTATGACTGCTGCTACAACAGTAACTACATCGTTTGAGCCTCTTGTGTCTATTCGTTTAAATGCATCTAGCTTAGATGCTGTAGTGCTACCAGCTTATTACACAGTCTTTCCAATTCCAAATAACGTAGACTACGAAATAGTGCTGCTTAAAAATGCCGCACTCACAGGTGCTTCTTACAACACTGCAACCTTTGATAATGTAGATTTTGATGTTAGTGCAACAGCTTTAACAGGTGGCACAATCGTACTGCAAAACTACACGAAAGGTACAAATCAGTCGTCTGGTGATGCTATCGTACCGACGGGTTACAACTTTGATTTGCAATTGGGAAGAACAATAGCGGGTACTAGTGACGTGTATACTTTAGCTGCACGAACAATATCAGGCACAGATGACATTATTGGCTGCTTGGCATTCTGGGATTTGAGTAACGGGGCGTAAGATGGCAGAACGTAAAAAACGCACCCTTGCTCTCGAATTCACAACGGCAAATCAAGACGTATATACAGTCCCTGCACGGTTCACTTGTGACGTAAACAGCATCTACATCAACAATGCTTCTGGTTCGTCGGTTACATTTAGCTTAGATTGGTACGAGGCATCGACAACAACGTATCACACCCTTGCTGAAACAGTAGAACTTTCCGCAAACTCGCTGCTTCAGATTACAGATTATCCCCTGTTCTTGAACCCCGGTGACAAGATTCGTGGATTAGCAAGCGCAAATAGCGCAGTAAATATTTCCATATCTTTGGAAGAATATTTCGAAACTTCACTTTAGTAGGAGACACAAATCATGGCAATTACAACTGCGATGTGTAATAGCTTCAAGCAAGAACTTCTTGGTGGTGTCCATGATTTGGATACGGATTCTTTGAAACTTGCTCTAATTAAATCTACACCGACTGGCACATATAATGCCAGCACAACTAATTATTCTGACGTAACTGGTAACTCTGATGAAGCATCTGGTACTGGTTATTCTGCTGGTGGTCAGGTTCTTGACGGCGCAACTATTTCTTTGGACAGCTCTACCGCTATTGTAGATTTCACCGACGAAGTATTTGCAAACGTAACTGTATCTGCAGACGGTTGTATTATTTACAATGCAGGACAAGGTAACAAAGCAATTGCTGTGATTGACTTCGGCGGCACAGTGAGTGCTACCGCTGGTGATCTAACGATTGAGTTCCCAGCAGCAGATGCAAGTAATGCTGTTATTCGCATAGCGTAGGTAAACGGCTGTGGCTATTATAGCACAGTCAGCGCGGTACGGCGTAGGTATCTATGGTACGTCGCGGTATGGTGAGGTAAATCTCACAGTTAGTATAGCCGGAGTTTCTGTAACTGGTGCAATAGCCCCTCTAGTTGCAGGTGGGTTTGAAGTAGATATCTCCGAACGACTGGGCAGCGTAGCAGCGACTGGCGCGGCAGGTACAGTAAATACCTTTATCAAGGTGACAGTATCTGGAGTATCCGCGACAGGTTCTGTAAACACAGTTAAGGAAAACATCAACACACCTATTGCGGGTGTTCAAGCTACAGGCACAGTCAACACCGTAGAAGAAAAACCAACAGAGGTTTTAAACAGTGTCAGTGCTACAGGTTCGATTGGCACGGTTCAGCCTAACATAAGCGAAAAGCCTAGCGGCGTATCTGCAACAGGCTCTATCGGAACACCCCAGCCCGTTGTTAGTTTTTCTGTATCTGTGCTGGGTGTTGCTGCAGTAGCCACACTAGGAAACATAGAGGCACAAGCCTTAGAGCCTCTAGATAGTATTAGTGCAACAGGTGTAGTTGGCACACTGAGGTTAAAAACTACAGCAGGTCTTTCGGGAATTGAAGGAACACTTGCGTTGGGAACCTTGACCACCACAGCAGTTGTTTTTGATTTCAATGCGGTTCGTGAATTATATGACAGGCGGCGTACCATCAACATAGACAGAGCAGCCTGATGCCTTTAACCAGCTACGAACGAACAGTACATGTTGTTTTAGATTCGCGAATTGTTTTAGTTGAGGATGGAATCAACGCCTTCGAACGAACAGCATCTGTAGTTTTAGAACCACGAGTTGTCCACATAGAAAGTATTGGCAACAGCTTTACAAGAACAGTTTACGTGGAGTAACCCATGTCATATAAATGGCCTTTTAAAGATCCCGGAGAGACGCTCGACTACAGTATGGACTGGTCGCGGTTTCTTGGTGCTGCAACTATTTCTACAGTTGTATGGTCTGTTGAAACCGACGCATATTCAACCAGAACAGTTCTTGCTTCTGGACAAGATTTGACTACTGCATCGGGTGGGGCAACAACCGACAGCATTCAAAATGTCTCCCAGACCCAAACCGACACGGTTGCTACTATCAATATTGCCAGCGGGGTCAACACACGAGACTACACATTTTATTGTACTATGACAGACAGTACAGGTAGCACGGCTATTCGCTCAGTTAACTTGAAGGTAAGGACACGGTAACGATGGCATACGATTATTTAAGCTTGACCAATGATGTTGCCAAACGCCTAAACGAAACGCAACTTACCACTGCAAACTTTGCTTCAGCAACAGGCTTTTATTCGGCAATTAAAGAAGCTGTCAACTCTTCTATTCGTCATGTCAATCAGGCACACTTCGGTTGGTCGTTTAATCACAACAAATATGAACAAACCTTAACTGCCGGAGTTACGCGGTATCCAATTCCGACTCAAGCTAAGTACGTTGATTTTGATACGTTTCGTGTTCGCCGTGACACTGCTCTGGGTGTCGGTCGCGCAGAAAATCTAACATTGATAAGCTATGATGAATACGTAGATAGATACATCGATCAGGAAGATGAAACCAACGTGGCTTTAGGTGCTAGTCCTGAATATGTATTCCGCACACAAAACGGTGAGTGGGGTGTAGTTCCTATGCCTGACAAAGCCTACCAAGTTGATTTTGAATACTTTATGGACCCTGTCGATTTGGTTCTTTCCACTGACGTTCCAACTATTCCTGAACGTT